TCTGAGCCATACATTCCTTACACCCGGGCCAATGCAGCACTGGATATTTATGAAGAGTTAGAATGGGGTATCAGTCCGGCAATATTGCAGAAGCACATGGCGGCGGTGGATGCGGTCCTGATGGATAGCAAGATAAAAACCAAAGAAGCCCTTCTGACCAAACTGGCGGTGCTGAATAGCCATCTGAAAGAGCGGTTTGGGTTGGCCACCAACCTGACCCTCAGAATGAAGTTGGCAACGGTCCTTTACTTCGATGAAACCGAGGACATCACTACTTACAACTATCAGTACGGGGTTGCAAAGGCAAAGCACTGGGCGGAGCATCACGATATTCCTGATTTTTTTTTGAAGCTGCCAATATTAAACTTTCTGCCCTCTTTGCAAGACTGGGAGCAGAATTTGGCAACTCTTATGCGAGCCGAGGCAATAAAGGCAATCCACCATCTGGAAGTAGCTACTATGCTGAGTACACCAGAAGAAATAAATCCAGAATTGCAGAACTTGTTAGAATCACAAAAGGCTCTATTCGAGATTATCAGGAATTGGAAGTAATGCCAATCTGGAAGCACAATGTTGTGAAAGAAGAACTGATTAGGTTGCACAAGGCTGGAAGGTAGCGGGCCGCAGGTTGCCTGCCCGCAGCGAGAGATAGCAGTCCGCAGGTCCGCAGTTTTCTGTATCTTTGGCGCACTATGGCAACGATAAGCACAAACGACATTGTAGTCAATTATAAGCTCGGTGATGTCTCCGGGCTGGCCCAACTTGAAGGCAAGTTATCCAACCTGACAAAAGACGAGCAGGCTGCACTTGCTGAAGCCAAAAGGCTGACGGCTCAATTCCAAAAGATGGGCAACGAAGGCAAGGCCGGGGCTGAAAAGGTCAGTCAGGGGGTCAATTCTGCAAGGTCGAGTATGGGAAACCTTGGCAGCACCATTAACAGCATTGGCACCTCACTCGGTATAGCTTTCAGCGGTGCCGCAATAGTAGCTTTCGGAAAAGAGGTAATCAACATTACGGCCAAATTCGAGCAGCTTCAAAAGGCGATCACCTTTGCATCCGGCTCAATCGAGGAAGGTCAAAAATCAATGGCTTTCATCAGGCGCACTGCATCCAGCCTTGGATTGGACTTGCTCGGGGTTGCTGAAGGTTACAAAACTTTTGCAGCCAGTTCCAAAATGGCGGGCCAAAGTACGGATGAAACGAATCGGCAATTTCTGGCAGTTACCAAAGCGGTTGCAGCAATGGGCCTCAGTACGGACGATGCCAAAGGGGTTTTTCTTGCCCTCGGTCAAATTATGAGCAAAGGCACCGTGCAGGCGGAAGAATTACGGGGGCAAATCGGCGAAAGATTGCCGGGTGCCTTTAATCTTGCGGCCAAATCAATGGGAGTAACTACCGCACAGCTGAATAAGATGCTGCAACAAGGTCAGGTTATCTCTGCTGAATTCTTGCCAAAGTTTGCGACTGAATTAGAAAAAACCTTTGGTGCAGAGGCCGCAAAGAATATCAATACCCTGACAGCCAGTCAAAACAAATTTGGGGCTGCCTTGGATTCACTTATGGTTGCACTCGGTACGACTTATCAGGGCCGGATTAAGAGTTTCTTTGATACTTGGGCAAATAACTTTGACCGAGTGAAAGGCCTGATTGACCCGGGTACGGCAATGTTTGACAAAGGAATGCAGCAGTCCATGAAGCTATCTCAGCAGGCTTTGAAAATTGCAATCAACAACAAGAATGCAGAAATCCGGCAGTTGAAAGAGCAATACCGACTGAGGGCCGAAATAGTCGCCGCTGATGGAGAGATGAGCGACTTGGAAAAAGTTATGGTGGAACAGTTGGCCGATAAGATTACCATGCAGCAAAAGTTTCGGGATGGAATGTTTGCCAACTTGAAGACCACCGAAGACACGGCAAAGGCTACCGAGCAGACAACTGAATTGACGGCGGAGCAGATTAAGCTACTCAAAGCTGAATTCAATGAGCGAAAGAAGCTATTAGAAATTCAGCGAGAATATGAAGTCTTACTCAAATCAGTTGAGGGCAATGTTCCCGAGCCGCAGGCCAAATTAGGTGCCGAAGTAAACTACTTGAAAAGTCTGGAATCGTTACAAAGGGAGTATGCGGCTAAAGGGGTGGATATTACCAAGACCGAAATTGAAATCACCAAACTCAATCGGCAAAAGGCAAATGAGGAACTGATTTCGGAGGAAAACCAATTTCAGCTGCAAATCAAAGATGCCAGTAAAGGTTACTTTGCTGAACTTGATAAGCAGCGGAAAGAGGATGAGGAAAAGCGGCGTAAAAGTCAGGAGGACCGCATAAAGGCCGCAAAAGAGGCCGCAGATGCTGAACTTGCGGCTGAAAAGAAGTTGCAGGAAGAAAAGCAGAAAGCCCGGGAAGAAGCAGAGCGCATGGCTATTGATTTGGCCCAAATGACTGTAAACTCCATATTCAACCTGCAATCTCAATATGCTGCCAATGACCTTGCCCGAAAGCAGCGGCAATTCGATGAAGAAATCAGACTGGCAGACGGCAATGTGCAGAAAATCACCGAGATTGAGGAAAAGAGGCGGGCAGCGGAAAAGGAAGCCCGGCTAAAGCAATTCAGAGCTGACCAAATGCAGGCCATTGCCAATGCGATATTCACGGCGGCTCCATACATTATTAAGTACACGGCGGGCCTGCCAGTTACGGCGGCAAACCTTTCGCTGACCTTGGGCGCACTTGCGGCGCAAACAGGCTTCATCCTTGCCCAACCAGTTCCTGAATTTGCAAAAGGGGTTGAAAACTTTGAAGGCGGGCCTGCAATCGTAGGGGAAAAAGGCCGGGAGTTGGTCAGGACCGATTCAGGCAGTTACCTGACACCTGACCGGGCAACGCTGACTTATCTGCCGAGGGGTGCAGATGTAATCACGGCACCAAAGACGCGGGAATTGCTTGCCGGAAATTCGACCCTTACCAGAGGCCGCAATGAATGGTCGGCAATCGATACGGCACCGATTGCAAAAGCGATTATGGGAATGCCAGTTCAGTCTCTGGAAATATCCGAAAGAGGGCTGGAGCGATATGTAACAAAAGGGAATCGGACAACGAAAATCCTGAATAAAAAGAGAGGCGCAAACCTATGAATTACCGGTTTTTCCTAAATAACCAGCAGGTCGATGAGCCTGTTGGCTGGGACCAAGTGATTTTCGCAATCAAGCGGATGGATAGCTATGGCATCGACCAGAGCTTCAGCACCGGATTAACCTTTACAGGCGACCAAGACCGGATGCCTCAGATGGCCAATGGTGCAGCGATATTGCGCTTGATATTTGTCAATGAATTTATCAACGGTGCAGTTGATGTCCGCATTGAATCCGACTTTGTTTTCGAGGGCAGCCAATGGAGCTTTGAAGGCCAAATTGATTTCAGCACCTATGAGGAAACAGAGATATGCGATGGATGCAGCGACGGCGTAAAGGTCAGCATTATTGAGGACCAATGGCGGGAAGCCTTTTTGCGAAATCAGGATGTCGATTTGGACTTGCTGAATGAAACCGCTTTAGATGGTACCGATATTGGGCCGTTTAATTTGGGCGAGGTTACGCTGCATTCGCAGGAGTTGTATTTGCAGGGCGGATGCAGGCAGTTGGCGAATACAGGTTACATAAATACTACTGCGGATGTGATTTGGCCTTTGTATTGGCAGCAATCCGATTTTAGAGGACCATTTGGAACTTCATTTGATGTTACTGGGTTAACCTTTTCAGTAACAAATGTTATCTTTAAAAACAATTCAAATGTTACCAGAACCTTTATTGTAAATGGTAAATTAAAATGTAGGGTTGTAAATGGCAATGACCCAAATGATATGATAATCAGGATGATAAAATATCCTGACCCAATGGGGCCAGCTACCTTAATAGCTGATTATGCCTTTACTTCATTTGGACCAATTGAAATCAAGACAATGGAGGCCGATGTTGTGAATTTAACATTCACTCTTGACCCCGGCGAATCCTTTCAAATTCAGCACTACCTTACATCTTCTCTTTATAATAGAGCGGTTGGCTTTATTTACCCAGATGAAAACTACCTGACTTTTACCGAATACAACCGAGGCACCGCAAGCCTTTGCCGGGGCGTTTACATTTACGATTTTCTTGACCGGATAGTTACCAAGATGACCGGGCAGGCAGGCCGGGTGCGAAGTGATTACTTCGAGTATGGCGGGTGCCAGTGGAATCACCTGATTACGACCGGGCTATTCATTCGGAATGGTCAGCTACTGGAAGAGGCCGAGCCGCAGATACCAACGACTTACAAGGACTTTTTCGATGGCATCGACAAAATCTTTTGCCTTGGATGGGAGTTTGAGCAAGACCAGAATGGCGACTGGTTCATCCGGATTGAACCGAGGTCGTACTTCTTCCAGAGGACCATTACCAGCGAGTTCTTTAATGTCTCCGGGATAACCAGAAGGCCTAACTTGGATTTGGTTTTCGGGAATATTTCAGTTGGGTATAACGAGAACTGGAAGAACACAGCCCTATCCGGTATTTTCGAGATGCACACGAATCGGGAGTACCATGTCCGGAATAAGGTCATGGAAAACGGTGCAACAAAGAAACTGGACCTGCTGACCGATATTATCGGCTCTGGCTATGCAATCGAGTATTCACGACGGTTGCAGTTCTTTGAAGACAACTCTGGAACCAGCGACAGGCCGAATGATTATGAGTTATTCATCATCTGGCTAAATCGGGAGACGGTAACATTCGAGGAGATTGCAGGCACCGGTTACGAGGTTGCGGGTCAGACAGGCGAATTCAGTTTCGGTCCGGGAACGGTCAGCTATGGAAGCAACTTCATAGACTTTTGCGATGCCCCGATTGCCAACATTTACAACATCATCAACACTCCGGCTCGGATTGCAATCAGGTGGTGGAAATGGCTCGGCCTAAACACCTACGGCCTTCCTAATGCCGAAAAAAAGCTATTCTTCCAAGTTGGGGAGTATTATACTCAGATGGGAAGCAGGCTCGGAAATGATGACATCCCGACCCAATGCAATGAGGTGAATGATGGCGAAAACACTATCTACGAGAATGCCAACATCGAGGCGGCTCTTTCGACCGAGGCAATTCTTGTGAATCCGGTCGAGTACACTTTTAAAGTGCCTCAAGAGTTATGCGACTTCTTGAAATATGAGGCCGACGGAAAAAAGGTGATTCAATTTTCCTGCGGCAGTAGTATATTTGCAGGGTTCTTGATGGAAAGTCAGAACACTCCAACAGGGGAGGCAGGCGGCGAAACCGAGTTTACTTTGGTAGCGACCGAACCGATACTTCCTAATGGGCGAGCTTACTCAGACGGATATAGCGATGGTTATTCATAATGGCCAACACAAGAGCGCAACAACTGGCATTGGTAAATGCCAACCTGCCAAATAACAATACCCAACAAATTACGCCTGTAAAGCATCGGCAGGTTGAATCGGCTTCGATAACTGCTGCGGCTTTTGTGGATGATGATAATACCTTTACCGGACTTAATTCGCACCAGAAGGAAGTCAGGTGGGCGAAAGGGGCCGACATTGCAAGTGCTACAAACATCACTTTAGGGGATAACGGAAATTATCATCAGATTACCGGGGCAGTTCAAATTGAGACACTAAGTAGCAAGCAGGCAGGAACAAGGATGCTGTTATACTTTGTGTCTAATCCGATTTTGGTGCATTCGGTAAATTTGATTTTACCCGGGGCTGCTAATATCCAAACGACCGCAGGCGCATTGGCAGAGTTTATCTCTGAAGGCGGTGGTATTTGGCGGCTCAACTCGTATGCAGGTCGGTTGCCTGTCAGCATGGGAGGAACCGGAATCGCATCAGGCACTCAGGGCGGAATACCTTGGTTCAACGGAACCACATCAATGGCAAGCTCGGCGCTACTTGCGGCCAATGCCCTAATGATTGGGGGCGGCACAGGTGCAGCACCAATCACTATTACAACAGGAACAGGAGTAATAACTGCATTGGGTGTTAATACAGGCAGCGCAGGTGCCTTTGTTGTGAATGGAGGCGCACTCGGCACTCCTTCGTCCGGAACGCTGACATCATGCAGTGGGCTTCCACTTTCAACAGGGGTTACAGGAACTCTTCCTGTGGCCAATGGTGGGACGGGAGTGACATCAGCAACGCCTTATGCTGTTATTTGTGGCGGCACAACATCAACAGGGGCGTTACAAAGTGTTTCAGGGGTTGGAACGGCAGGACAAGTGCTTACATCAAATGGAGCGGGTGCGCTTCCAACATGGCAAGCTGGTGGCGGCGGTGGATCATCGGCACTAAATGCCATCACCGCAGCTACGGCAGGCAACACTATAAATAACGCCAACTTCGCTCAGGAATGGCAATGGAACACACTTGCCGCAGGTAATGGTTTCTTTCTCAGCAGCAACAGCACAGCAGCATTGAGTAACACTCAAACTCTTTTCAGGGTTGGTTTAAGCGGAACAAATGCAAACTCGGGCCAAACAACCTATGCAGCACAGATAAGCAACAGCCATGCAGGACTAACAAGCACCAATGTTGCTCTTTCGCTTTCTGCAACCAATGGAACGCAGATAAATTACGCATTGGATGTGTTGAATGGGATTGTGAGGATGGCGGCTTCATCAGCTGCAGTTCCTCACATGGTCTTTTTACCCGGGGCTGCTGCCTTGACCGGAACAACGAATGGAATGCTATCTTACGCAACAGTTGCTTCTAATTCATCCTTTTATCTCTACAAGGATTCAGCGGTTACTAAGCTGATTACCCTTAACAGAAATCCAGACTTCGCAACTGGAAGTTCACAGGGCATTATTGTAGCTGACACGGCAGGCACACTTTCCAAAAGTGCTGACTTGACGGCTTTGGGGATATTTGCTCAGACCAGTTCAGTAACGGTTTCCAATAGCGTTGCCGTAACTACTTTATTAGGCACTCTGACAGGAAGTTCAACACTACCTGCCAACTTTTTTGGAGTTGGTAAGACCATCATCATCTATGTTGCAGGAACCATAAATACAACCGGAAGCCCAACTTGCACAGTTGATTTAACGATTGGCGGGGTATCAATGGGCAGTTTGGTTTTCACCCATAACAATGCAGTAACGACTGGATACTTTAACGCTAAGTTTATCCTGACCTGCCGCACAACTGGGGCATCAGGAACGATTCAAGCAGAAGGCATCGGAACTTGGAATGTAGGCACAACACACGCTTTGGCTTTTTTTTCAAACTCTGCCACATCAGCAGCGGTCGATACAACTGGAACACTGGCAATCAATGTTAGGGCGCAATGGAGTGCCGCCAATGCGAGTAATAGCATTGTAGCATCAATAGCCACCGCACATTACCTCAACTAAGATGCCACTAACAACAATATATGGAGATGGTACAAGGGTAATTGGTAGCGGTACAGTTATCTCTCAGGGGCTGCATCCAACCGTTATGGAGTACATCAGCATAATGTCCAGTAATGGCGGTTATGCAATGAACTTTAACGAGATTGATGCAATAAATAACATGGTGTGGGCATTGGTTGGTAATGGGATATGGACAAAACTAAAAGCCATATATCCAGTATTGGGTGGAACGGCTGCAACGCATAAGTTTAATCTAAAAGACCCAAGAGATGTAGATGCGGCCTTCCGACTTAGTTTTTTAGGCGGTGGATGGACACATAACTCCAACGGCATGACCCCTAATGGGACATCTTCGTATGCCAATACCTTTTTAATTCCAAGCACAGCATTAACGCTGAATAACACCCACCTTTCCTATTATACCGGAACAACAACGGTAGGCAATATCCAAAGGGATATATCAGTCTTTGTGTCCGGTGGAAATCCTTCTTATTCATTAGGCACAAACACAAATCAACTGATTTCTGATTGCTACTACTTTTCATTGAATAGGCTAACCGTAACCATGACCAATGGAAGCGGGTTAATATGCGCATCAAGAACAAGCCAAACGGTGCATAAAGCATTTAGAAATGGGGCGCAAATTGGAAGTACAGATACCGGTTCAACAAGCGGACAAGTCCTTCCTAATGGTGAATTATTCATTGGTGCGGTCAATAATACAACTGGTGGCGTTTCGGCCTTTTCAAACAAGAATTACAGATTAGTAACTATTGGCGATGGCCTTACTGATGTGGAGGCCGCAGCATTATATTCAATAGTTCAGGCTTATCAACAAAAACTCGGCAGGGCCGTATAAAATTATGAAAACAAAAGAACATCAGGGATTTACCCTTTATCAAATTAGCAACCATCCGGCAATCGCTGAAATGGAACGCTGTGTGAGCTGGGCAGGATTAGACATTGCCCTCGACCCCGAATATGGCTTTTTCATACGACTAAAATATCGGATTTGGGCCTTTATTGGAGAAACAGAACTGCCCATTTCATCAGGGGCCATGTATGTGTCACTACTGGCAACTAACGATAATTGCGTTGATGATAACGGCCAATATGTAGAATGCGGAACTCCTGATTCAAAAGGGGAATACGACTTTTATATGGCCAAATGGAATGAGCCGGTAGTATTTGAAGAAATAATTACCGCAAAGATTCAGTGGGCAGACGATAACGGAAAATTCAATACCTTTTAAATCAATGACTTTTAAAAACATAATTCAGATTTTTGCCTTTGCAAATAAATTGGAAGGCAGCATCGAAAATGCCAAGGACATTGTTTCAGTTGTTCAGTTGCGGAAGGTTGTGAAAAAATTTAAAACCCTTGCCGAGCAATTAGAGGAAGAAATTGAGGACTTGCGATTGGATTATTGCTACAAAGAAAATGACCGAATTGTCAGAGATTCAGTTGGCAATTATCAATGGACCGCAGAAGGTGAAAAAGCATTCCGAAGAGCCTACAAAAGTCTTTTGGAAAAAGAAATAATTGCACCTCAGTTTGAAAAGTTAAATTGGCAGGAGTTGGAGCAAGTTGTGCCACAAGGTTTTTTAATTGCTGATCTTGAAAATCTTGAAGAAACTTTAAGCGAGTTTTACAATCTAATATGAACCAGCCCTTCATCCGATTTACCGACACAAATCTGATGCCCTTTGCCGTTGGGCTGGGTGCAGGCTTGAACCTGCCGAAAACCGACCGCATCCGGCAAATTGAGGAGCAGGCTGGCAATGCCTTTACGGTTTATCCTTTCGGCTTTTATCAGGACGGCCCAAACTGGGTGAACCGATATGCCAATGATAACGACTGGCAGCAATCAGGGTCGTGCCAACTGGGGCGCACTCGCAAGGTTCAGCCTCTTTCCGGTAACGAGCTGCGAGGGGTGAACTACCTAAAGGCGGTTATTTCGGTTATTGTTGATTCGGATGATGCCACTACCATTATAGCCAATGCAGCGGGTATATTACCGGCAGGGCTTAGTTACACGCTATCAACTGAGGATTACCTGCCTGACCTCTTTGAAGTTGCACTAATCAATACCAATGGCAGCAGAGACCTGCATCTATTGGGTCAAAAGCAATATGGCCAATGGCGGGTGCAGATTTTCATTGCGACTGAGCCGAATGCAATAACCGACCTTTATCAGATTTACATC